CCTATCGATGATCACTTCCGTAGACTGAAACTTATTTTGGGAATAGTGAGCACTATAAGTTTTATCAATGTATTCCGCAAACTCATTTATATAATCACTCTCATTAAACTTATAGTCAATCTCTTGGTTCATTATTTATATTACCTTTCATACGTTTTCTTAGTTCGCTAGAAGAAAAATCGTGATTTCTTTTATTAAAGTGCAACCCAATACCAAGACTATCGCATAGCTCTCGCCCTGTAAAGTCACCATCTTTATACTCTTCTCCTAGAATCCTAACATCTATATTATATGTTTTTAGGATGTCTGTCAAGTCTTTTTCGTAGTAATAAGGAATAATTTCGTCAACATATTTGATTGCTGATAGTTGAATATACCTCTCTACTATAGACTGAATAGGAGGATTCTTATCCACTCTGTCTACACTAGGATCAATCTGCAATCCACAGATCAAATAGTCGCACTGATCCTTTGCTTCACGCAACATAGCAATGTGACCTGCGTGTAATAGATCAAACGCTGATGCTGTAAATCCTATTTTTTTAGTAGTTCCCACGTGTGTTTCCAATCATCAACTTTAATCGCTTTAGAAGAATCTTCGTGCTGAAACCCTTCTAATCCATAGTTTATAGCAACGGCAAGGTCATAATCATTGCCACCATCTTTAATAGTATCTCCATAGAAGGTAACACTACCATCAAAATCTTTAAGGATTTGCTCTTTACCAAATCCTTTCTTAGTTATGTCAATACCCGTTTCACCCGCTATTTGAAAGTTATATTGATCTCCAAATGCATCATTTAGACACCAAGCAATAGTCTTACGTTCTTCTGTCACCTCATCCCAACTAATATACGCATTACGATCAAAAGCAGAAGCTGGTCTACCAAGCACACTGAAGTTTACTAGACCTGATCTTTTGTCAACGTGATTACCTCTCTTATAACCAAACTGACTTGCTTTGATCCAATAATCAAATATACGCTGCAACTCTTCAGTAATCTCTATATCATTACTACGTATAAGTCTATCTTGCTCCCATACTTCATTACCACTGCACTGATAAACTCTTACACATAAGCAGTATATATCATAAGGTATTTGCTCTAAGGTCTTTTCTCTATCACTTCCTGTAACAAGATAGACTGCATTATGTGTTGCAAAGTTTTCAAACCAAGCTGCAAACTCACTATCCATCTTACTACGGCTAGGAGTTAACGTGCCATCTACATCAAAGACCCAATGCATTAGTGCTGACCGTCTAACATCTTTTTCTGAATGATACTCATCTCATCTTTTACAACCAACTTTTCAACCTTTAATGTCTTTATATATCTATCAGGGGCCTTTTCAGCTTCTAGAGCTTCTATCTTTGAATGAAGGTCTTTATGTTTACGCCCTAGAGCCACTAATCTTGATTCTATACTCATTGTATTGCCATCCTACTAAAATTCTTAACTTTTTCAAATCTTATTGTTGTATCAAACTTTTCAACTAACTGATCCCCCTTATGACTTATGATAAAGATGTTTGAGTCTACAGTTATTTCATTGATGATCTTTAAAAACTCCTCTGTTCCTGCAGCATCTAAACTACTGTCCATAATTTCATCCATAACTAAAAGATTGGTTGACACAGAGTTTCTTAGTTTTGAAACCGATCTCCAAGTAAATAGAAGCGCTAAATCAATACGAAGTTTCTCACCTTCTGAGAATGAAGAATATGAAAATATATCACGAAAGCGTGACTTAATAGTTTCGTTGAAGTTCTCGTCTAACTCAAACTGCACAAAAAAATCCATAGCAGCAAGATATTTGTTTATTAACTTGTTCATAATAGGCACATATTGCTTAATGATACGGGTCTTGATACCACCATCACGTAGCATAGAAGATACAGTACTTAGAACCTCTTTGTTGTCAAAGGCAAGCTCTTGTGCAGAATGCTTATCCTTTAGTTGTGAGCGAAGTTCTTTAATCTCTGAACCATTAACTTCTTTAACTTCTTTTTCTGCATTCAATAAATCAGCTTTAATTTGTGTACATATATTCATCCCCATCTTATAGTTAGCGTTATGCTCACTCATAGTAAGGTTCTTAGATGCAATAGAAGTCTCTACACTGCTAATATCATTAAGCCTATCTTCTACAATGTTAAGTCTATTTGACAGTTCTACTTTTGCATCTTCGATTTCTTTTCTTGTTCGAGAGGCTTCTGTAATCGTTTCTTGCTTAAAGTCGTGTTCGATACCTTGTTTACAGGTTGGACAGTTGTCGTGCTTTTCGTAGAAATCAATGTCCTTCTGTAGTTTGGAACGCTTTGTGGAAAGTTGACCATCTATTTTCTCCAACTCTACTAATCTAGATTTCATCTTGGGTTTATCACTGATACTTTCAGTAAGACCTTTAACCTCATCCATCAATACCTGAACCGCCTCTTGCTCACCCTCAATTAGTTTAATCTGATCCCTTATCTTGTCCTTTAGCTTAGATACCTCAACCTCTTTCATCTTTTTTATAGACTGGTTATGCGATTCAGCAGATTCAACCTTTTGTCCTAGCAAATCTATTTCGTGCTTTACGGAATTAATGCTGTCTTTGTTTTCACTAATACGATCTTTTAGCAAAGAGTTCATAACAGTAAAAATCTGAATGTCAAGCAAATCTTCAATCACTGATCTACGTTCTGCTGCCTTTAGCTGCATAAACGGTACAAAGGTAGAAGAGCCAAGTACCACCACTTGACCAAATGATTTATAGTTCATCTTAAGAATGTTTTCTTCAAGATATGCTTGATAGTCACGTGCCGCTGCATCTTGATTTAAGAGTTCTCCGTTGCACCAAATTTCAAATATATTTGGTTTGATACCACGCTTGACCTTATACTGTTTTGCCGCAATACTAAAGAAAACCTCTACAGAAAGGTCCTTCTTATTGATAGAGTTGACCAACTGTGGCTTCTTAATATTGCGAAATGCCTTACCATAAAGTGCAAATGTTATTGCATCAAGCATAGTGGACTTACCTGCACCATTTTCTCCGATGATAAGAGTTGACTTATCTCTATCAAGGTGCATTTCGGTCCAAGCATCGCCTGTGGATAAAATGTTCTTATATCGAACAGTTTTAAATAATATCATAAACTAATCGCCTCATTATACAGTTCTCTAAGGACACTTTCTACTTTAGATTTATCACCTTTAAACTCAATATTTTGAATATACTGCGTTAAAATAGTCATAGTATCTTGAGCCTCATCTACAAGCTCTTCTTCATCTATAGTGTCAAAGTTCATATGGTCTTCAACCACTTTAATATCAGATGCGCCTGAAGAGGCCAATCTGTCAAGAAACAAATCGAAGATATATGGATTCTCTTTATTCCTTACTATAACCTTTATGAAAGCGTTTGTCAAGTTAGAAGTGTCAAGATTAGCCACATCTTCAATAGTCATATCAGTGTCATCATATGATATCTTATGAAACATTCGATTAGGATTTTTGATAAACTCTACTTCACGTGTTTCGGTATCGAAGATATGAAATCCACGCTTCCCATTATAGTCTGACCAGTTCATCTCATATGGAGCGCCCAAGTAGGTAATATTACCATTATGAGAAGGGTGATGAAAATGGCCGCTATATACGGTATCAAACTTATTAAAAATCTTTTTATCCAAACCGTGATCACAAATCTGTCCTTTCATCATTTCGTAGCCCTGAATCTCAAAGTGTCCCATAACAATTTGGCTCTTAGTGGATTTTAAAGAGTTATATATCGATTCTTGATTTTCTGCACAAATCCAAGGAACCATCATAACTGAACATCCAGTACCATCTTCCCAAGTCACTTCATAAGCATCATCCCATATGATATTAATATTATCATACTTCGATGTTCCATATAACTGTATAATACTATTCACTTCGTTAGTATTTTTATAAAACGTATCGTGATTACCTGCAACTAAATCTAACTGAATATTACGGTCATATAAAGGCTTCATAAAATGAGTTTCAAGATTCTTAGCAGTAACAAAGTTAATATACTTACGTCTATCCGTTAAGTCCCCAAGATGCAATACGTGTTTAATACCAAGATCGTCTATAGTGGGAAAAAACACTTCCTCATAAAACTTTATAAAGTGTTGTGCAAATGCTTGATTATCATTACGTGCTCCCCAATGGCTATCTGTAATAATAGCAACCTTCGTCATTTTCTAAACTTCCTATTCATAGTTTTGTCTATATTATACTTTGTCAAAGCTTCATCTGCTGCATCACGAATATTCTTTAGAGTACTTACATAATGTTGTCTTTGCTCTGTGTGAAGATTCTGATCTGTAACCTTTTTAATCAAATCTTCAACCATAACTGGTAATATCTTTTCCATATCTACCCCCCATTACCATTAGATTTTTCCTTTTTCTTTCTCATTGATTCCTCATAATTTTCAACAAAATCGGACATATAATCATTATCAAGATCGACATATGCCGCTGATCCTTTAGTCTTATTGTCAGAACCTCTTTCAACCAACGTATCATTAATCATAGAGTTTTCTATAACTTTATGTTTCACATACAACTGCTTCTTTTCTTTTTGAATACGTCTTAAAAATGCATAGTAAATAATTTGTGTGAAATATGCAAAGGGGTTCTTAGATTTGTCTGGATCAAAGTTGTTGATAGCCATAATAGCATTCTCTAATCCATCTGCTATCATATCATCCCTATATGAATAGTTGACAAAGTTAGGCTTAAATGATAAGCGATTGGCAATCTGATATACGCACTCTCCTATGTAGTTGGGGATGATAGGAGGTGGGTCTCCACATTCTTCTGCCTCTTGTACCTCTTTCTTATAAACAACCATAGCTTCATAAAATTCAGAATTGTTTACATAGTTTCTTACTTTCTTTTTTGCCATATGCTCTGCCCTCACTTATTGCATTTATATAAAGATACCACAAAATGTACCAGATGTCAAGTAAGAATAATGTCTTGACACAGTACGAAATAACGTGTATAATGATTCTTAATAAGTTTAATGTTTTGTTGATGTTTTAGATTCTAGTATAGTACTGTATAGTTCATCTAGTTCATCTAAGTATTCCTCACTTGTAAGGTCTGGATCGTCTTCGACTTCTCTAAACTTACTGATGAATGTTTCGTAGTACTTTTCTGCCTTGAGGTTGGCATTTGATAAGAACATAATATCCTCATTGTTTATCTTAACAGTATTAGCATCAGACAATAACATCCAAGATTTACCATACAATCCGTGAATAGGATGAATATCTACTGTTATCGGAGCAACTACCCAAACACCATCTGTAGAAGTGGGGTTCTGTGTTGTTTCACGAACTCCGATTAGGTCTTCTCCGTTTTTAAGCTTTATGTGTATTAGATTCAAATTAATCTCCAATGTCTATGTTATATATATTGAATTCAAATTCTTCTTCTGTATATATCTTAACTCTTTCCATAAAGTGTTGCACTGCAAAGTTCTTCTTGCTTTTCCATTGTAAGTCATCCACTATATCATAAAGAGTTGCTTTGTCTTTACCATTACCTTTACGCAATACCCTACCTATTGATTGAAGATTGCGTATTTTGGATTTAGATGGTGACGCAAAGATAATGTTATCTAATTTTTTAATATTAACACCAGTTGAAAAAGTACCATAAGAGGCTAATATTATATTGTCGGATGTAGATTCTGCTATAGCTCTAACATTTTCCCTATCTTTTGCATCAACTCCACCATATACAAAATGAACTGTCTTATCTTTATGCTTAAGCATAGGGTGGAGTAGTTTACCGTGTTTTTCAACAAATTGAAATAATATAAGAGTATTTCCCTCTAATGACCAAGCCAGATTTCTAATAAATTTATTTCTTCTTTCGCTTCGTACTATCCAATCTATCTCTTCTTGATATGACTTATTGGTATTTAGCTTTCTTACTTCGTTAGAGTATCCTAATACCAATGCTTTGATTTTAAACTCTGCAAGAGTATTGTCTGCTATAAGTTTTTTTGTTTCGGTTACCTGATGTACGGGGCCAAATAGCCCTTCCAATACCAACTTATGGGTTTGTGTGCCATCTAATGTTCCTGTAAATCCATATCTATATTTAATGTGCGGAGTCTTTTCTAATATACTTGTGAGAGATTTTGCTTTAAACAAGTGAGCTTCATCCCCAATCACAACATCAAACTTTTCATAATATGGTTTACGTTGCTTATATATTGACTGCCAAGTTGTTATAGTATAGTCTGCTTCTACATTCTTGTCAACCCCTGCCATAATTTTATGTATATCAAGTTGGATATTTCTATTGTACTCCACGAAGTCAGAAGACATTTGAGATACCAATGATGTTGTTGGTACTACAATCAACACCTTTCTTCCTTGTTCTACGTGAAACCTAGATAGAAGGTAAATGATAAACGATTTTCCAGATGCAGTAGGAGATAGTAATAATGCACGATTATTACTAAGTGCGTGTACAACAGCGTCATTTTGGTAATCTCTTGGTGTGAATGTGCTATTATATTCTTGGGCAAGTTGTGTACCTGCATCTTCATTTATGGTTTGTAGGTCATAAACATCAGAATTGATCTGTAGATCATATCCACGTGATTCGCAGAACTTAGAAATATAACTTATTAAACCTTTATATATAATACCCGTCATTACATTTAATAGGCGTATCTTACCATCCCACACTTTATTTCTGAAGGCTGGCATAAATTTATAACCAGGCACAAAGAATGTGAAATATTCGCTAAGTTCCATCTTTGCTGATGGTTCTGCGACTACTCTTACATACACTTCATCTATATTCTCAATGATTATCTTTTCCATTGTATTCCTGTTGGTCCCTTTGGTCCTTTTGGCCCTGTTTGTTGGTCCCTTTGGTCCTTGTGGACCCTTTGGTCCTGTTTGTTGGTCCCTTTGGTCCCTATGCCCCTGTTCTAAATCTTTCCCAATCAACAATAGTTTTTAGCTGAAATCCTCTATTAGTTACTTGTCGGATTATAGATTCTAGGTAGTCAACAATAGACTCTTGATAGCCAATACGTAAAGATTTGTTAATCACATCTTGATCTGCGTCTACGTATGTTGGTATATCTTGTTTGAGTATTTTTAGAGGTTGTTGCTCCCAACCATAATCCTTTAAGTCTTCAAAGGTTAGTTCACCTTTGTAATACTCAGTTTTTAGCTTTATAAATGTTTTGTACTCAGCTTTCAGCTTCTTTAGCCGCAAGCCCTCTTGCATATACATTTGAAAGTATTTATTATGTAGTTTGGGGATATTGGCAGATTCGTTTGAGATATTATGCTGATCGATCTCACCGTCTTTTGCCCAAGACTCGTATATTTCTTCAAGTGTCATTTTTACCTCATTATATATTTGTGATATGAAACGTGTTCATACCCTCTATTTATACGTATTACGTAAGTGCTATTTGAAACGTGCACGTGCTATAGTTGATGAACCGAATAGCCGTTTGTTTGGAATGTTATTTCTGTGGTAGCGTATTCTATGTCAACGTCTTGAACTGTTAGAACAACGTCACTGATAGATATCGGGAAAATATCTTGAAACTTAAACTCCACATTAGGGTTCTTAGCGTTACTCAAAAGAGTTAGCGTAGCATCAGAGTATAATCCATCTCCTGAGACTAAGTTCGCATATTGGTCAAAGTT